TTATTCGTCGCTATAGCTTGGCCCTGCGTAATTATCGAACCGTGACCATTGGCCATTAAACGTTAACCTTACCGTACCGATAGGGCCGTTACGTTGCTTACCAAGGATAATTTCTGCCACTCCTTTCAGCTCACTGTTGTCGTGATAAACTTCATCACGGTAGATAAACATGATTAAGTCGGCATCCTGTTCGATAGAGCCGGATTCACGCAAGTCGGAGTTCACTGGGCGTTTATCCGCCCTCTGCTCCAAACTACGGTTAAGCTGGGAGAGTGCAACAACCGGTACTTGAAGTTCTTTCGCCAATGCTTTCAGTGAGCGAGATATTTCCGCAATTTCCAAGGTTCGGTTGTCCGATAAAGAAGGGACCCGCATTAATTGCAGGTAGTCGATCATAATCAAGCTGAGTCCGCCATGTTCGCGAAAAATCCGCCGTGCACGGGAGCGGACTTCGGTCGGCGTCAGACCGGATGAATCATCGATGTACATGTTACGTTTTTCCAGCAGGATACCCATAGTGCTGGAGATACGCGCCCAATCCTCATCATCGAGCTGACCGGTACGGATACGTGTTTGATCTACACGGGAAAGCGATGCCAGCATACGCATCATGATCTGATTGCCGGGCATCTCAAGACTGAAAATCAGAACAGGTTTATCCTGCATCATCGCAGCGTTTTCACACAAGTTCATCGCAAAAGTCGTTTTACCCATTGAAGGGCGCGCAGCGACGATAATTAAGTCTGATTTTTGCAATCCGGCAGTTTTTTTATCCAGATCCTGATAGCCTGTCGAAACTCCCGTTACACCATCATGCGGACGTTGATAAAGTTGTTCAATCCTCTCAACTGTTTCTTCCAGGATCTGCTCAATGCCTTTCGGGCCTTCATCTTTATTCGCCCGATTTTCTGCAATCTGGAATACTCTGGACTCCGCCAAATCCAAAAGCTCTTCACTCGTGCGGCCCTGTGGATCATAACCTGCATCGGCAATTTCATTTGCCACAGAAATCATGTCACGCACGACTGCGCGTTCACGAACGATATCAGCATAAGCATTGATGTTGGCGGCACTAGGGGTGTTTTTTGATAATTCAGCCAGGTAGGCAAAGCCCCCGACACTATCAAGTTCACCATTTTGCTCAAGAGATTCCGATAGCGTAATCAAATCGATAGGTTTACTCATTTCGAGCAAACGTTGCATCTCAGAAAAAATACGCCTGTGGGGACGGCTGAAAAAGTCATTACTGGTGACACGTTCGGAAACATTATCCCAACGTTCGTTATCCAGCATCAAACCGCCCAACACGGATTGCTCTGCTTCCAAAGAGTGTGGTGGAAGTTTCAGCCCTTCCACTTGGCGATCTTTTGGTTCAGCCATACTGTTGTTAGTTGGTTTTTTTCCAGCCATGTATACCGCTTCAATCCACTAAACAAGAACGAAATAGCGCATCAGTATACGCCATGAGAACAGCCTTGAGTAATTATATATAGTCTAGGCTTATAGATAAGACATAATCACTTGATATAAAATCAACAAACTTTATTTCTTAACTAAATTTCCCTCATTTGTTTATATAATTGTTTATACATAAAACACTGAACAAACCTATAAACAAAACATAAGATAAGAACAATATAAAAGAAAGAAAAGAATTAAGAGTGAATTTGAGATAATTAAAAATCAGGCAGTACATTAAATGTACTGAACTATAGAGCGTTGCGACACATTTCATTGGTAGCATAAGAGGTTGTGGTAACAGACAACTGATAGTTATACCAGTAAGAAGATTTCCCCGTAGAGGTTGTCACCTGATCTTTCCATAACATTGCAGCTAGTGCCACCTTATCAAAGCGAATCATACATCTGATTAGACAAGGTGACTATTCCCCTGATATTGCGATATTAGAATATTATTGATTTGATTCTTCTCGGGGTTTGCGATCAATAAAATTACCGTCCATATCTAAATAACGGCTAGGCCATATTACAGAGGGATGTATCTCGAGATAATTGGCAATAATCCACTCGCCTTTAGGCCACGGACGAGAAAGTGTATTTGCTAGTGTCGATGAGCTGAGTCCCGCTTCACGGGAAATAGCTGATAAGGTTGTACCACGCTTGCGTAATGCAGCAATAATATCGGCTTGATGCCAATCTGGTTTGGCATTAATCATCTTTGCTACCCCTTCCATTAATCGAGAAAATTGATGGTGGCGATTCAAGACAGGGTTTGCAGACCGGATGTATCCAACCGGTGAGGCAGAAGCCTCCCCTGCCTGAACCGCCATTGAAAGGGCGATAGCAGACACACTGGTAGAAATTTCCTACCAGTGGGATACATTCAAGGCTGCAAAACCTTGACCACCGGATTTTGCCGATGGCGAGGCTACTTTAATGAATTGGTTTATCAAATTCAATAAGTGAACCAGTAAAACAGCTTAACTTTTTGCGTTATATCCCATAGGACACTTTAGGTCTCTGCTGTTGGTTACTCAAGAGAAAGGCCAAAGCTCACCGGAGGTACTATATGTAGGGTGTAGGCTAATACAGTTTGTTATTTGACGTCCGTGTCCATGCAGAAAGATCCAATTTGGAATCAGCGACAACAATCCACAGAAAAATTAAACTTGCAATTATTCACTCTTAGAAGAAGGCATTTGCACTCGAATAGAAACAAATCTGCCTTCGGGGATATCAATCAAATCACCGTCAACGTAGCCTTCTCTTATATTTCTGGCGAAAGTAGGGGCATCTGAGTGTTCACGGTGGTAAGTCATTAATTTAATGGAGCCATTAGGGAGGACTTCATGGTTGATCCAAATCAATGGTAGTTTGTTCTGGCATAATGGAATATCTATGTTATTCATTGTTCCATCAGTGCCAAGCCCTATAACATTTTGGATTAGATATATCCCTTCAGATAAACGTTGAACAATAGCGCCTTCAGATTCAGCGTTAGTGGTAAAGTTACCGGATGGGTGTATTTCGATGACGGAGAAACTCGGTCTGATATATCCATTGCCATCTTGATGACAATTTTGTCCCAAAGAAAGTACCTCACCATTACCGGCTCGAATTATTCCTCGAGCTGATATATCACCAGTACGAGTATTGATGAAAACTGTAGCCAGCTCCTGAGGGTTATTGTATGTTGGTTTAAAACCGACACCAAACCATGAACGTATCTCTACATTGTTTCCTTCAAAACTGGCATTGTCAGCGGAACCTGCATTAAAACCACCACCACCAACTATCACTGAAGGCGTTATTAACTGTTTGGCATTGATAACACCGCGAGTGCCAATCTCTCCATTGCGAGGATTAAAATAAATATTAGTTTCGTCGTTGAGAGTTGACCTCATTCCAATCCCATTCCATGAGAAAAGCTCAACATTATTACCCTCAAACCCAGCGCTATCTTTACCAGAGTTCAAGATGCCATGCTTCTTCCCCCAATCCCCTGTACCTAGATTCAAGGAGGTTTTTGTCCAGTATCTATTTGCAGTCACTTCACCCTGAATAGTACCTCCAGTTTTAGGATAGGCATTTTGGGCTTGACTGACAGTTTCGTCTAATCCTAAGTTACTCACAAACGCCGCCTTATCCGGTATATCCGCCCCGTTTTGCGCCTTCTCTAAATAGAGATCGGAATTATTATTAAGTGCGTTTTGATTGGCAGTATTCGCTAAATCATAGGCTTTCTTAACAGCTTTAGAGGTTGCGGCGGTTATTTCACTATCGCTATCCACATCATTACTGAGAGTGACAAACCCTCTATCAGTTAGTGTTGCATAGGGGTGATTACGACTTGCAGCGTGTTGAGCAATGGCTGCTTTGATTGACTCTTTGACATATTCCGGCGTAGTAACTGTCACCAGATTGTTATCTTCTGAAACAGGTGCATCAGGCTTCTTATCTTGCATAGTAATTCCCTCATTTAATCAACAATACAGATTGCTAAGTAACATGAAGGCGGTGGGATACTATTCCGCCGAAAGATGTGGGTTAAATTGTTAGTTCAGAATTAAGCTGCTCTGACGATGTAGTTGAATGCTATGTTACGTGGGCGAACACGGAATGTAGTTAAGTATGCTCCACCACCACCTGGATCTAGTGGAACGGCCAAATATGAGTCTCCTGTTTGAGCGTTCACTGGCTCATCAAAGTCTCTAGGCCTGAAGTCGAATCCCTGTTCTCCCTCTGTCCCTTCTGTTTCATATGCACTCATTGGCGGTGAGACAAGAATCCCTGCATATTCCCTTCCTGTTGTTGGATCCTTATATTTATACCCCGCCTTGGCCTTATAGGTATAGACCGATGGCAACATGGTCGCTTGCTGTTTAGACAATAATGTACGGTGAGGATCAATGCCGCGGCCATTATCTAATCCGCGAATAAATTCCCCTCTCAAATCAGGTAATACCCCTTTTGGATAGGCAAGAGCCAGTTTAGGATATCTTTCTGTATCAAATGAATCACCATTACATATCAGCCAGCCTTCGGGTGGTGCTTCTGTCGGCCAAGGAACAGGAACACCAACAGGTAAAGCTAATCCTTCCATTATTGGTTCTAACCCGAGGTTTTTAACAAATTCTTCTTTGTTCGGGATATCAGCTCCGTTCTGACCCTTAGACAAGCGAGTGTCAGCATTATCATTTGCTGTCTTTACGGCCTTGGATGTTGCCACAGTCATTTCACTATCGCTATCGACGTCATTACTTAGAGTGACAAGACCTTGATTTTCTAACGTTGCGTAAGGATGATTACGACTTGCAGCGTGTTCTTCAATTGCTTCTTTAATGGCTTTTCTGACATCGTCCATTGTTGGAACGGTTACGGAACTGTTACTGTTTTGAATACTCATGGTAATTCCCCCATTTAATCAACAATACACATTGCTAAATAACATGAAGGCGGTGGGATACTACTCCGCCTGTGAACATCAATAAAATGGGTTCATCAATATTGGAGAGTACAGATTGACTAATATTTGATAGGTTGCATGTTTTGGTGGCAGGATGACATAAAATGACAGGCAGTAAATTAATAAAATCTATCTGATGACTGATAAAACTTGGTGGAATAAAGGCGAAATTGCTCACCTTTTAACGCTTTGATTTTATCGTTTTTTATCTTGTTGGATAGTTACTAAAAATCAATCAATTAGCTAACCCCCTCAAAGTTATTCAATCGTTGTTGCTGTTCCTCGCTTAAGTTGAACACAAACTCTTCATGCTCAATTTGCCATGTGCCAAAACTCATCAAGGTGGCCTTTGACATGCGGACAGACACGGGAAAAGGCAATAAAACGTGTGACAACCTCAGAATCAAACGCATAAAGCGGGTTATTCAGGTCGTTAAAGTAGCGTTTCACGGCCTGTTTTACCCGTTTACAGGCCGGAATTTTGCCATTTTCGATATCAAATGCGTACTGCTCCCATGCGTTCATAGGCGATCCAGCTCGTCTTCTTCCTCGGTTTCCACCGGATTTTTACGCCGTGATACAGGGTCAAAACCCAGCAACGATGACATTTTTATCATGATTTTTTCGGCATCCGATTTAGCACTCAATGACGGATTTCGGCTCTCACTGCCTTGGCTATTAATAATGCTAAAGCCCCTGATATCAAGGTCTGCCACGGCTTTTCGATAAATAGAGTAATTAACACAGTACAGTTCTAAGTTGTTCCAGTCAGCGGCAGTCAGGTCTTCCCGCTCACTTAAAACTTTACCTTTGGCCTTCCATTGACTGGCGGCAATATCATTAAGGTAAGTTGGCGGTTTTGGCGCTCTTGCCATGATTTTTTTCCTTGTTGTTTTATTTTCAAAAAAAAGTGCCGTGCGTAAAAATTGAAGGAGGGGGCGGTTCCGCTGAAAGGGACACTTGTCATTTTTGCTACCCCACCCCGTTATTTCATTTCGTTATTATTCTTTTGATAACCAGTCTCGATACCTTGCCGCTTCGGTTTCCTGTTGCTGATAAATCCCCTGCTTGCGCTTTGCTTTGGTGATGGGGTCTGTCTGTACGGTTTTACGGTTATGGCAGGTCTGGCATAATGCTTGATGATTGGATGCAGGCCAGAACAGCACATCACTGTCACCCTGTATCGGAATGATATGATCCACAATGCTTGCAGGTGTGTAGACATTTTGCTGTAAGCAATGGGCACATAACGGATTGGCTTTCAGGTAGTACAGCCGATAGCGTCCCCATCGGTTACTGTAACCTCGCTGGGTTCGGGTGCCGCGTTGCTTATCCTGCTGGCGTCTGGCTTCCCGTTGATGTTGCGTGCATCGGCCTGACTTCACACGTTCGCGGCAGTTAGAGTAGCTACAGCGTTTCAAAGGCTGCCACGGCATCAGTAAACTCACACATCACGATAGACAGACCACAGTGATTTAATGGTGAACGGGACTTCTTTAAGCTCAATATCGGTTGCCATTTCCCGATTTTCATATAACAGGCCGATATAAAGCAGGCAGCCCACCTTGATTGCGGGCGTGAAGGCCAAACCAGTATCAAACCGTTTACCAATATGTTGCTGGCAGACTTCCAGCGCGGCTTCGGCATACGCGGTAAGCAACGCATCATCAAGGGCGTCGCTTTCATCAATCCGGCAATGTTGTTTGATTTCATTCAGTGGAATGTCAATATCAGCCATATTTCACTCCTCCCTTGCAAAGCAGCTCTAAGCGGGTGTGTTTCGGATCAGGGATAACGGCAACGATGGCAAAACTCTTGCCGTGGGTGCTGGCACCTTGATAGACAATGCGATTTGTTGTGGCGATATCATCACGGTAACGCAGCCAGATACGCACCGTGGCTTCTGATAACACGGCACCAGAGGCGACCAACTCCCGCCCGCTTATCGGCTGAACTTCTGCCCAAACGTCGGCAATATCCACCCATTTGTTTATCACTGAACCCATAGGCGAGCGGCTTGATTCGTTTTTTTGAAGCGTGATCCGGTGTCTCAATCTGCCTGCTCTCATTTCGTGTTCTCCGTTTGCTTTTTCACTTCTACGGTTTGCTTCCATGCCTGACTAAATTCATCACCACCTTCACGGGGCGATAATCCCTCGCGTTCGCGGGCTTCATTCGGTGACATAACACCGGATTTAATAGCAGTTTCATAGCTCTGGAAACGTTCCCTTGGATTGGCGCGCAGCAAATCGGCTGTATCAAATTCCACCTGATAACGAATCCCCCGTTTTGGCGAGGTCATCAGCAAGGCCGCTTTGATTTGTTGTTCAAAATTGGCAAGCCACGGGCGCATAGTGATGGTCAGAAAAGCGCGGGAGGCTTCGCTAAAGTTGCTGTAGGTACTGTTCGAATACTCTTGCAGAAAGATCGGACTGACGTTGAACATACGGGCGATATCGTCAATGGTGAAGCGACGGGAGGCCAGCCATTCGGCATCTTGGTTACTCATGCCTAACTGCTGGTATTCCATCCCACCTTCAAGGATCGGCGTTTTTCCGGCATTACGCGCACCTTTATAACGTTCGAGGGCTTCCAGTGCCTTGCTTCCCTTGATCCCGTCCAGCCAGTCAGCCGCTTTAATCACGCCCGCCGCCATCATGCCATCTTTCATAATGCTTGCGCCGTGGCGTTGTTGTGCCAGCCCCAAGCCCAGAGTTTCACGGCAAACGGTAACAGGTGATCGCCCAAGAAAACCATCTTCGGTGGCATAACGCAAATGCAGGATTTCTTCCTGTAGATAGGTTTTGGCCTTGCCGCTATAAGGCTCGGTGATGGTATACGCGAACCGATGATCGGATAATCGTTGTGGTACAACCGCTGACGGCGGGTAAGGGTGTAATGACTGTGGCTGACCATCCCGCCCCTAGACAATCACCGCATACGCATTACCACTCAATAAGCAATGACGCATCAGGGTTCGCTTAAACTGGTACGGTGTCTGGCAGTCATTCGGACATTCATTCAGCAAGTAATCAACGGGGTGATCGCTCAACCATTCGCGGGATTCTTTGCCGTTCTGGTGCTGAACTCGATAGAGATAACAAGGCATGGAGGCTACCGCTTCACTAATCACTGTAACGGCATTCATCACAGCGGGTAAGCCTTCTGCCGTAGACGAAGAAACATGTTCGCCTGATTTGGTATTAGCCATGCCTGCCAGAGAAAGAAACTCATCAATACCCATGCTGCGGGTTTCAGGCGTTTTTCGCGTAAAAGGCCACATGGTTACACCTCAGATAGTTGCAGCCAGTAATGACGCAAATCCACAGGGCAGAACTTAGCGGCATTCAGTGAACGCTTGGCAATCTCTACGCCACTTTCAGGATAAGCGGGCATACTCGTAATCGTAATTTCCCGCAATTCAGCTTCCAATACCGTTCTGATATAAGGTGTCTGACGGGTATCCCACTGATCTTTAATGGCACGAAAACCAAAGGACATGCCTTGTATATCCCCGCGTGCAACCAGTGTTAATACATCGTGCCCCAATTGGGTATCTGGCGGCGTTAATTCGAAACGTAATCCGGTGGCATCTTCGGCAAGCTGCAACGTACCGGACGTGGTTCGGCCTAACAGGTTCATCGGGTCATGCTCGTACAATGCCCTGATGTCAGTTCTTGTCGCTAAACTGGTATTAAACGCATTCGGCGCGAACTGTTCAATAAACTCATCCCATAGCACATGTGATCGGCTGTTCCACTTAATCACATAACCTGTCAGCGTCTTATTGGTGGCAGACAGTGAAGCGGTGCGGATTTCAAAATCATTCTTCATTGATAGACTCCAAGACTTGGAAAGGGGCGCGATACCCCTTCTGCTTAGTTGCTGGGTGCTTTCACTTCCAGTACCTTAATCGCGTTGGAATCCACCAGCCCGCCGCCCAGATATTTATCGGTATGTACCTTATAAAATCCCGGCTCAGTGATATTGTCAGGACGGGTACGAATGCCCGTTTCATGGTCAACGATAAAATGGCCACGTTTGAAGTCACCCAGACCGATCACACCCTCCGGCATAAATTCGAGGTAATGGACAGGCAAGCCCAGCAGCATATCCGGATCACCCGCCTGTAAACGTTCCCGCCAGATATAATCACCATTGCCGTTTTTTAGTTTCTGCACCTGAGCGGCTGTATTGGAATTCATCACCCAGACAGCATTTTTACGGTATTTGTTTTTGAGTAAGAATTTCAGGTCAATCAGGCTATCCGCTGAAAGCGCGGTTATTTCCAATTTTTGCAATGTGCCAAATGCACGTACTTTGTCAGCTTGGGTATCACGGGAATAAGACAGGAAGCCTTTCGCTTTTTTGCTACCGTCACCGCTCACGAGATCGGTTTCTTCGGTATCGACAAAAGTGTCGGCAATCTCAGCAGTCAACCAGCCTAAGATATCGACATCGCTAAAATCGATAATCTTTTGGGTTGTCTTGGGGTAGGCGTAGATAGGAAATAGTTTAATGCTGACCTCTTCCATCTTCGGCGTGGCAGTCTCAGTGCGTACCTTGCCTTCTTCGCCGTGTGCCACAGCTGCACCACCGACAGAAACCAATTGCTTATATTCGTTGCTGCGTGTAGTTTTCACCGTACAAATCCGGCGCATGACTGGCTCATCAGTCAGTTGTTGCATGATTTGTTTGTTCAGTTCGGGAATAACGGTATAGCCGCCCTCAGACGGAACGCCCGTGGATAGGGAGCGAGTTTCACCCGCCAGAACATAGTGGCGTAATTCGTCATTGCTGAGCTTTTTGCTGGTCGGTTGGTTTTTTGCCTGACTGCGTTCTTCATCAGCCAATGCTTCATAACGGGCAATTTCAGTATTCAGTGTGTCGGATTGGCTGCGCAGTTCGTCGAACTGTTTGGCTTCATTGGTATTGAGTGAGCGCTTTTCGTTTTCCGCTTTGGTAAGCAGTGAGCGCATTTGTTCGGTAAGGGAAGCCTTTTGTTGGCGTAATTCAAGTAATTCTTTCATGATATTTTCATAATTAATTTATTTTCTCAGTAAGTGATTTTTTTAACATCATGAAAAATAATAAGAAAGAACTCTAGCTATGTTGTTTGAATATACAAAAAATTTAATGCTTGTTGTTTAATAAAAAATTAGATTAAGAACTTTCGTTAAAAATGAAGTAGAGTAAAATACAATAAGTAACACAGTCATTATTCCTTGTGTCTCTCAAGGTCAAAAATTAACAATCAGCGCTATGGTTTTTTCAGATAACTAATTGGAGTATTAAAATGCCTGATAAAGATTCGTTAATATCGTACATAGACAAAATCCGAACAAATAAAATAAACAACGTTCAATTCAATAACATACTAATGGATCGTATTAATTGCCAAATAATATTAAAGCATTTAAATGCGACATCCAGTATGAATGCACACCCTACTATTATGACTATAAATGATTTTGCTAATTCTATAAATGAATTAAATAAATTGAAGAATAATGAGCACAAGAGATTTGTGATTAATGCTGGTGATGATAGAACACATTTTGCCGCAGCTAATGTTTTTAAAGATATGGATAATAATATTTCTATCATTTTTGTTGATTCAAGTCGCGGGAAAAATCAGTTTATTTTTTCCAGACTATATCTTACGATTAATCAACTTAATGATGTTTCCAACATAAAAACCCTTTATATTTACAACCAAATACAAAATAGTGATGCAGATTGCTTGCTTTTTTCACTTCATTTTTTGAAGAAAATGAATAAATATAGTGATCACTTTGTAAAGCTTCATCAAGATCTTTTCAACAATAAAATAGAATTTATTAGAGAAAACCATGCTCCTTACGCTCCAGTACTTGATGATGCCTTATTGAAGGTGGCTAGAGTAGTGCTTTGCGATCAAGCAATAAAATTATTGCCTATTGATTTTTTTAAACATGCACAGTCAATGAAGCTAATGAATACTTATAATAATTACTTCAAAAGTCATTTGGGTGAAATCAATAAGGATATGAAAGCGAATAAACAGCCCGGAGGAAGAGAGACATTAATAGACAGATATAAGCGCCATGAAGTAACCCGCACAATTGACAAAAAAGAACGAATCTACAGTAACTCTATTGAAGAAAAAAGACTTAACCTTGCTGAGGCTGCGCTACGCTGGCTCGATGAGTCATGAATAAAAAATAAGGGTCGTGACTCCAAAGTGTTAATTTGATATTCTTGCATTTTTTCAGTGGAGCGCGATATGACTGTCACGATAGAAGTTGCTTGCCGATATTGCGGTCAAACGGAACCAGTACGTAAGCACGGAACAGGTAAAGCCGGTTTCCCTCGCTATTATTGCAAAAATTGCCAGAAAACCTTTCAACTTAACTATCGTTATAATGGTCATAAGCCTGACATGAAAGAGAAAATTGTTGATATGGCGATGAATGGTTCTGGTGTGAGAGACACCGGTCGTGTTCTAGGTGTTGGCATTAATACCGTTATACGCACTTTAAAAAGCTCTCGCCAAAACAAGTAACAGCGAGGCAGGTCGTCTACGAAGATGTGACTCTTATCTGCGAATTAGATGAACAATGGTCTTTTGTCGGTAACAAAAAGCAACGCCACTGGCTTTGGTATGCGTTTGATACAAAGAGAAAACAGGTAATAGCACATGTATTCGGTTCGCGAACGGATGCGACCTGTCCCAAATTGCTCAACTTACTGATGCCTTTTAGCATTCGTTTCTTCACCACGGATGATTGGGGGAGTTACGCCAGAGAAATTGAGCCTGAAAAACATTTAGTGGGGAAAATTTTTACACAACGCATTGAGCGGCATAATCTCAATCTGCGTATTCACATCAAACGATTGGCAAGAAGAACAATTTGTTTTTCACGTTCGATTGAAGTCCACGAAAAGTTAATTGGCGCATATATTGAAAAACATCATTATAACGCTTTGGAGTCATGACAAAAATAAGAATGATAACCTTTTATCTTTTTAGTTGCTTCTTGCGCTTCTGTATTTACTTTTTCCAGTTACTCTGATTTCGTTTACTTGCCAACCCCCCCTGAAAATCTTTTTCATCCTCTCAGTTATGCACCCTCTGCACAATCCCCTGAAATCCTTGCTACATCTGAGTTTGATGCAATTAACATGATATTCACTGACTGTATCACCTGTTCACCCATTTTTTAGATTAATGAAGAGAATGTAGAGTTGATGTATAGTTTAAAAATAACTATACATCTATTATTTTCTTTTAAATACAGATAGATATTTGAAATTATGTATAGAATGTAGGCCTAAAGCTAAAAGTTTTATACAGGTGATGTAAAATCTCGACACTCAGGCACAGAGGGCAGCCATTCTTCGGCCTCCTCCGATAACTCAACGTTGTAGGAAAAACCTTTCTTGGTTCGCACTTTCCGGTACTCTTTTCGGTACTCCAGCATAATCTTGGGAATGGACTCACCAAATTTGGTTAGTGTCAGCGGACGTTCAAAGCCGTGCGCTTCCATAAAAGAAAGATAAGCATGATATAAATACATTCTCGGTGCGCGTGGGCTGATGTTCTTATTGCCCATCTTCATCCCAGTTGTATCATTGACAGACACCAAATAACCACAAAAGCGATACAGCGGATCGGAATGACTCTTTACCGTTAACGCTTCGTTCGAGTCGCGTTGCGCCTGTAGTAGTTTCTTAGCCTTATTCTGGTCGGCAAATTCGTTTAACAAGTGACGAATAATTACAGGCAGCTCCCGACTGATTTTCTCCGGCAATTGTGGATCTTTCTCGGATTCTTTGACCGGAATATTAAACGGGAATATCACCCGCCGCCGTGCAATGCCACCGTTACGTTCGGTAAAACTCATGGGTTCGTTATTGGTGGCTAATACCACGGCTTTAATGATTATTGAAAACTGCTTCTCGTATTTTCCGTCAACTTCAATCAGGTCGCCGCCTGTAATGGCCTTAATTCCCGCACCTTCACCGACATATTTAACCTGATCGGGCAGTGTAATCAGGCTCTTGCCGACAAACTGATAGCGGCCTCTTGCTTCATCCAGCGCTCTCATATTGCCACTGGCAGTATTGTGCTCTCCCGCCAGTAAGGTAGCAATATACGTAAATACGCTTTTACCGCTGCCGCCTTCGCCTGTTACTTCAATAAATAACTGCCAGTCATAACGGTTTGCCAAAATCATAAACAGAGCCGCTTTGATACGATCCATCTTGTTTTCATTCTTCCCCGCCGCATGGGATAGCCAGCGATAAAAATCGGGAGCATGATCCGGCAAATTTTCACCGACAGCAGGTAGCGTGAATGCAATGCCGTTATGATTCATTAGCCAGTGTTCCGGCTGGTGTGGGGTAAATTGTTGTGTCGATAACGCATACACGCCATTGTTGAACCCGATTAAATCCGACCGTTGTTCGCCAATAACCGGAATTTGTAATTTCATGGCGCAGATAGCGTTATTGATACCATTCGGGCTATAAGGGGTGTCGTGCTGATCAAAGATTGCCACCATTGCGCGACGCAGTTCATTATCTGACACGGTTTCCCATGTCGTGCCGTTATAGTGATAAACCGCTTCGCTTTCAGCATGTACTGCGATTTTTTGGTAATGTTCAACCAACAATGTCCCGCGCTGACTGGCTGCCATTTGTGCCAGATTATTATTGGCTTTTTTGGGTTTAATTTCGTAGTTCTCCGTTGCTTCTGCGTTCACTGGCTCTTTCTCCCTGACCTGATATAACCCGTTGCTAAATGCCTGCTTTGCTGCCTCTATGCCGTGATGCTGACGATAATCGTCCCAGTCGGCTTTATATTCCGTTGGCGGTAACGTTACCCAGCCATTAATCGCTTTAGCGGTCTTTTCTGCCGCTATTTTGCCCACGTTCTTTTTCAGTTTTCTGTTCTTATCCCGTTCTTCCGGCTCGTGCCAGTCATTGTCAGCCGCAAGAATGATTGTCGATTCAGGCCATTGCTTTCTGACCAATTCGGCAACATTCAGTAAATTACTTTCATCAATGGCAGCCAGTACCACACCATTATGTAACTGGCTGACAGTCAGCGCTGTCGCGTAACCTTCGGTAATGATAATGGTGTCCGGCGTTCCGGTAATTTCAGATACCTGAATAAAGCTCCCTTTCTTCTGCGTGCCGGAAACAAGGTGTTTATCACTGTTCGGCTTAATGATTTGTGCGCCGGAAATAGTGCCATCTAATGTCTGAGTCACCAGTAATAGAGAGCCATCTTGCAGTAGCCG